GGGACAGCCGATGATATAATTGCCAAGCTAACATTGATATACGCCTACACGGGGCTCAGATTAAACGAATTGCAGACTATACGTCTCGATGATATCCATTTGAAAGAGCGTTACATGATTGGCGGCTCTAAAACGGAAGCTGGTAGAGATCGATGTATACCTATCGCGGAATGTATCTACCCTTTCATCAAAGAACTGTATCAGCAAGCCCAATTTAAGCGTGTAGAGTGTCTTTTGGATAAGGTAATACATAAGGATACCTACCGGAGAGAAATGCAACGTATGTGCCAAACTCTTAATTTAGGAGAACACAAACCACATGATACACGACATACTTTCATATCGATGGCCAGCAATATTGGAATCGATGAAATTATCATCAAACGGATCGTTGGCCACTCAAGTAAGGATAATATCACCCAGGAAGTTTACACGCACAAAACGATACAACAATACATTGATGCGGTTAACCGATTACCACACGGCGAAACCCTCCTAAAAGGTGAGCAACGGTTGAGCAACGCTAGCGAAATGTAGTGATTTTTGCCAATTCCGAAAAATAAAAAAGCCAGTAAACATAAGTGTTTACTGGCTTTCTACGTTTGTGTTCTTATTCAGCGGAGATAATTCATAACAGACAACTATCCGCATGAATACTGCATTTCTTTAATTTTAGGTTGAGCAACAGTTGAGCAACCGTTACAAATTTTGCAGAGATTTAAAGGGCTAATTATCTTCTGACACGTCTTCTGTTACACGATTTAAACAGGGTTCTTTACCATACAGCCTTTCCATCCCTTGCCTTGTTACAAGCCAGTTCTTACCCGATTTCTTAAACTCGCCTTCTTTAAATCCATTCTTTACACGACCTCTACAATTCTGTTTCAATGAGTCAGCAGTAACATTCCAGCGCTCTGCAGCCTCTTGTGTGGTCATAATATCATCTAGTTCAAATTTCAATTTTATCACCCTCTAACTAAACGTTTAATTGCTAGTATCAAAACAATAATAGTTACTATATTAATCAGCCATTCTAAATATTGCATAATTCACCTCGTTGATTTACAATGATGTTGAAAAGGTGGCGGGGCTTTCACCCGCCTGCTTTTTACTACTCCTTGCTAACAAGTTTTAGTATTGCTAGTGCCAGTACCAGTGGCGTTAACGCATTTGCTAAACTTGTTAGCTTTTCTATTATGTCCACTTTTATCACCTCCTTACATTTTTATTATACCCTATATCGTGTATAAAAGCAAGTATTTATTTTGATTTTTACAAACAAAAATAGAGCCTACCAACGTAGATTTAATCTAGGTTAGTAGGCTCTTTTGTTTATAGTTGCGTGTATCCACCATTACACGCTATGGAGATGTATGGATCACCTCGATTTCATCGAATAACGCCAGCTGCACCAATTAGAAAACCAATCACACCACTAGCGGCCCAAGTATCACGTTGACGCCGCAAGCGTTGCTCTGTTCGTCTATTGTTCTTGATTTCGTTCTTCAATTCGTCTAATGAGCTCGAGGCTAGAGTTAAGCTCTGCTCTTGCTCTGTTATTTTGTTCGAGGCTTTCGCTAATTCTTGACCTTGTTTCTCGTTGATTGCTCTCAATTCGGTTAAGGCTTTCGCCCTCTCGCTGTTGATAACCCTCAACTCTTTTAATTCTGTCGTCTGCGTCACTGTTAAGCTGTTGGCTTGTTCCAATGAGTTTGTTGAGCTCTCGATTGAGGCGTCGGCTATCATCAAGCGCTCTTTGAGTTTGTTCCAATCGCTCAATGGCACGCTGATAGTTGGCTCTGGCTGTGAAATATCCACTTGCGAGGCTGCCAATGCCATAGAGGAACAGCACACAAATAGCACCAATAATAAGGCGCTGCATAGTAACCTTAGATTTAAGCATTTCGAGGTATGTCTTAATTTTTGCATACATAATAACCTCCTTTAATCCAAATCATTCCATCGTGCTGCATATCCTCGTACATCAACGTGTACGAATCCTTGATGGTAATATGTACCGATACCGCCCTCAATACCTAACGCTTGACCGCAAGCCTCGGCAACTTCTGCCAAGTACTCAACGTCAACGTCATCATAAGTAATATCAGCAGCAGTCCCTAAAACGTGTTGAGAGTTAGATACGCCGCCTACTTCCTTGTTGTGTTCCTCGCAACGATAACCACTTGTAACAGTCAACGGCACGCCTAAACGTTCACGAATTGCGTCTAATAAGTCCACCAAACGCTTGTCGATAATATGGTCCAATTTATTATGTCCATTCTCATCGACCTCATGACGATGGCAACTGCAAGCGAACTCATAATCATCAAAATATGTGCCAATTTTCATTATATACACCTCTATTTCTGCTTTTAAAGATAATTTTATAGTGCTTTTATCGTTATTTTTAAAATTCAAACATAAAAGCCACGCCACACAATGTAAGCGTGGCTTACAAACCTTTATTTCTTTAAAATCATGTCAATTTTAGAATGCGCTACATCCAAAAGCCCTGCGATTGTGTTATTTCCTCCGTCCCTCATATTCTCGAGGATAGACAGGAACTCAACCGAGCCAAGATATAGCCACACTAGATTTACAGCAAAGGCGTAGTTCCCAGCCATAAAATCAAAACAATAAGCCCCAGCTGTCGCTAAGCAATATGTTAGTACCTTTGTAATAAAGGGCTTTCTCATATGCTTAGATGAGATCAAGCCTTTACCCCATGCTACAGGAATGGCGATATATTTATCGTAGCCGCTTATATTTTCTGGGCTTGCCCCCATATCAATAAGCATTTGATAACCTATAGCCGCCCAACGTGTGATAAGGTCTAGGAATACCAAAATAATGAATATCCCTAGTACTTGAACATGTTTGAGCCCTAGCATATAAATGCCAACCTCTGCCACTACTGCGAGTAAGGCTTTAATAGCGAATGAGTCTGTCAGAGTTCGCCATGCCTCACATAGAAAATCTGTTATTACTTGCATTGTTTCCCCTTATATCACTATTAAAGCGTTTCTGTAGCACTATTTACATATTTGTTTTGGTTCATATCCCAAACAAAATATGGATTGCGTTTATCACCCATACTGAAATAACTGAAGCGATAGCCTTCACCGGCAATACTAATATATAAGCCAGATACACCGGTTTGACATTTGAACACTACTAATTCTGGGTTAGCCACATATTCATGTTCAGAGAATTGATGTACTGCCTCACCGCCTTGATTATTGAGTAGGCTGTCAGCGTTTAATAATAATACTACCTTCTTGTTGGTTTTAATTGTTTTCTTTGTGTCCGCTGTAACCTCCCAAGTTTTAGGTGCGAATTTAAAAATAGAGGTTCCGTCGTAATTGGATACATCAATTTCTAACTCATCGCCAAATTTCTTGTAAATAACCCCATTGTCCGCGGTTTCTGTTTGATCTGCAGTCGCATTTGTGCCTCTGATAATCAAAGTGGTTTGTTCGTTATCGTTTAGATCATAATATTTGAGCTCTATATTCTTCGGCCCAAATGGCTCGATAGCAATTCGCATATTATCACTTTCAAACTCTCGTTTCTCACCACCATTTACGGCGACCTTGAAGTGGGGTTCGCCTGTGAGATCGATATAATCTTGCCCTGTACGTGGTTGAGTATATTCGAGTTGTCTGAAAGTAGCCTCTTGCAAAGAGCCGGTCTCGAACAGCTTCTCGATTACAGTAGTAATTACTGTGTCAACGTTCGTGTTTTCTAAGTAAATATTTTTAGATTTTAAAAGTTCCGCCGCACGTTCTGCACTGCCTGGCTCACCTTGAGGACCAGGCTTACCAATTGGCCCCGGTTCGCCTTGAGGCCCTGGCACACCTTGCGGGCCTTGTACACCACGGATACTTTCAAGCCATTCACTTTCAGTACCTTTATACCCATGTGCTACTGCGATTTCATAAGCACTTTTTCCATTATCGCCTACCATGATTGCTTTTACTTCCGCATCTACTTTAATCGGACCTTCAATTCTTACTGGTAACGCTTTGTTTTGCATAATACATTCCTCCTCTA